CGAGGGGGAGGTGGATCAGGATGCTCCGGCAGCACGGATTCTAAGCGTCCCGGGCGAGGCGATCGAGTCCGTCTTCCCACTCGACCAGATCGCGAAGATGGGGGCTGCGATGGCCCTCAAGATGCTCGAGGACTATCGAGAGAAACACCCCCACCTAGGGATCCTCGAGACGCCTGACCTGGTGCTGATGGGGCACGATGATCTGACGGCTCTGTTGACCCGGGCGGTGACCGACCCGCAGGTGGTCGCCGAGGCGAGGGGTCGGAAGGCTAAACTTGACGAAATGCTTGCTGTACAACAGCGAGAGGCCCGGCGCCCAAAGATCATTATGAACGACAAGGTCCTGAACGAGAAGACCTCTGAGGCGATCGACGCCCTGCAGGTGATGAACGAGCCCCCGCGGCTCTTCGTCCGTGCCGGGCGACTCGTCCGGGTGGAGCACGACGAGCACAACCGGCCGGTGATCCAGACGCTCAACAAGGCTGCGGTTCGTGGGGAGCTGGATCGAGCGGCGCACTGGGTGGTGTACAAGCCTGATAAAGATAAGGAGATGGTCGAGTCCTACGTCACGCCAGGAGAGGCTATTGCCGAGGACCTGATGGAGCGCCCATCATCGGAGTGGGGGCTTCCGCCCCTCATCGGCATTGCGACATCACCGATCCTGCACCTGGACGGCTCGATCCACGATGCTGCAGGGTATGACCCCCTGACGCGGATGTACCTGCTTCCCGAGCTGGGGTTCGTTCTCGCACCAGTGCCGGCGTCGCCGACCTCTGAGGACATCGGGGCGGCGAAGGCCCTGCTCCTGGAACCGTTCTGGGACTTCCCGTTCGTGGACGAGGCGTCTCGGTGGAACGCCGTCGGGGCGTTGATGACAGGGGTATTCCGTCCGATTATCGAGGGTCCATGCCCCTGCTGGCTCCTAACAAAACCCCAGGCCGGTTCTGGGGCGTCGCTGATGCAGTGCGCCGTCTACTCGGCGATCACCGGCTCCGACCCGCCGGCGTCCGTGACCCCGAAATCGAAGGAAGAATGGGAGAAGCGGGCGCTGTCAATCCTCATGGGCGGGGCCCCGGTCCATATCTGGGACAATCTTGAGGGCAGTTTCCGCTCGGATGTGCTCGCCTCACTCCTCACGGCGAGAGAATGGCGCGGGCGCCGGCTCGGTCAGACCGAGGAAGTCTCGGTGCCGGCCCGAACGGTCTGGTTTGCCAACGGCAACAACGTGCAGATCGGGGGGGACCTGGCCCGGCGGGTCTACCTGAGCCGGATTGATGCAGAGGTCGCGCTCCCGTGGATGCGGGAGGACTTCCGGCACCCGGACCTCCTCACATGGGTGCGGGAGAACAGGGGGCGGCTGATCGCCGCTGCGCTGACCCTGGGAGTCGCCTGGGTGCAAGCCGGGTGCCCGGAGCCGGAGAAGGTGCCGCCGCTCGGAGGATACGAAGGGTGGCGACATGTCGTCGGCGGAGTCCTCGAGCACGCCGGGGCGACGCAGTTCATGGGGAACGCGATGGAGGTCTTCCTTGAGGCCGATACTGACCTCAGGCAATGGGAGGGGTTCCTGTCGGCAGTATACGAGGTCTGGGGCTCGAACTCCTGGAGCGTTGCCGATCTCAAGGCCCGGATGGAGGGCGAGACGAGTGCGGTGACAGCATTCCCTGTGCGGGTTAACGAGGTGTTGCCGGACGATCTGGCAGACGCATTCACGGATCCGCGCCGATCGTTCTCCCGGTCCTGTGGCCGAGCTCTTGCCCGGCAGGAGGGCAGGCGGTTCCCCTCAGGCCTCATGATCAAGCGGGGCAAGGCAGTGCAACGGGCAACACAGTGGGTGATAGTTCAGACAATTACGGGAGGCGACGACGAGTGAAACTCACATATCCAGAGATTGCTGTCAGACGCCAAAAGAAACTCACAAAACTCACAAACTCACTTTGGGAGGGGGGGGTTTGGGTATCGACCTCAAAAGAAACTCACAAAACTCACAAAACACACATCCCCGCCGGCCGAGAAGAAACTCACAAAACTCACCTGAAAAAGAAACTCACAAAAAATCGGGCTCCTCTACGCTCCCACATCGGAAGAATATCTAATATTATTAGATATTCACTTTCTCTATGTGAGTTTGTGAGTTTTACAGAGGTACAATGCAGGGAAGAGATCAAAAAGAGAGAGAATATACAGTACATAAATAGCCGAGGAGAAACTCACAAAACTCAGAAACTCACACGGCCCCCTAGAGCCCTCACATCCCCCCGCCCCATATCGCGCCACCGGGACTGCTCTGCATCGGTCGGTATGTCACCCCGCCCCGACCTCTCCCGGCGATCCTCGATCCCGGTAGAGCATCCCCGCCCCTCGCGCCCCTCGTCGAATCTGGGACAATGCACGCGGGACAATGTCACCGCGGTCCAGGCGGCCCGGCTCGAGGTGAGGTGATCTGTGCCGAGGATTGACATCTCCCCCGAGGACGCAGCCGAGATCGCGCGGCTCTGCTGGCTCCTCGAACCCGGGAAGAAGCTCACGCAGGCTGAGGTCGTCGGTCAGGTCCTCGCCGAGTGGCGGGCGGCGAAACTGGCGAAAGTGGCAGAAGTGGCGAAACTGGCGAAAACGCCATAATAAGCCCCCTTTTTCTCTTCAGAGCGCATATACACTCTCAATCAAATCAGGAGCGCTCAAATATGCCCATCGACCCTAACCTCATTCTCGGCGCCGTCGCGATCGCGGGCGTCATCGTGGGGGCAATCCCCTCTGTCAGCGGATATCTCGAACGCAAGCGGCGTGACGATGCGGAGGAGGCCGAGCGCCGGCGCGACCACGAACTCCGGCAGGCGATCCTGCGCAACGACCTGGTCCGCGACGCCACCGCCGGCCAGGAGTCCACCCAGTACGCCCGGCACCTGCGGGCAGTCGCTGCCGGAGAGCAGCCGCCGACGGAGTGAGGCCCGATGCCCCACTTCGATCTCTTCTTCAAGACTGAAGATCTGCGGCAGCGGTTTGAGCCGCTCCTCGGCCAGATCCCCCCTTACTTCGAGGTCACCGTCCGGACCGGGACCCCAGAGATCCGAATCCTCTCAGAGACCGACCCACTCTGGCTTGACTACCCACACCCGGTGCAGGCAGGGGTCGCCTACGTCTTCGACGACGAGATCCCGGCGCGAGCAGTTGGGGGTGGCGGCGGGATGCGGGCGAGCATCAGGGTCTGCAAGGAGGACCGCGACGAGGTCCTCATCATGCGCCTCTGGCACGAGCTCCTGCACGCCGTCGGGCAGCCGGCCGACGACATGCACCGGCTCAGGGGGGAGTGGCAGTCATCGCTCGACCGCCTGCTCTGGTGGCTGTGGCCCCGCCTGGTCGGGAGCAACTACGACGTCCCGTTCTGGCACAGGAAATACTACACCTGGCTCACGGGGCGAGCCGCGGAGGCGTGAGAATTGGCAGGCGGGGAGAAATGGCACGATGGGGTCCCGGACATCGTCCGGAGGCTGGCCGGCCGGTCTAAGGCGGGGCTGACTGACGACGAGGTCGCGGAGCACCTCGGGGTCGCGGTCCGGACCGTACATCGCTGGAAGAAGGACCATCGGGAGTTTGCCAAAGCGCTGATCGAGACGAAAGCGCTCCTCGACTCCCGGGTCGAACTCTCCCTCTACCGCCGGGCGCTCGGCTACTCCTACAAGGAAGTTGAGGTCACCCTCGAGGGCGGCAAGGAGGTGCGGCGGGTCGAGCGGACGAAGGAGGCCCTCCCGGACGTGAACGCCCTCCGGCTCTGGCTGACGAACCGTGACGCGGCGAACTGGAAGGACAAGCAGGAAGTCGAGCACAGCGGAACGCTCTCCTGGACGGAGCTGGTCAAGAGTGCAGCAAATACAAACGAAGGACGCGAAGGCAGCACTTGACCGGGCTCAGCGGGACCCGGTCTGGTGGGTTGAGACGGTCCTCGGCGACCAGCTCTGGCAGCGGCAGCGCGACATCATCGAGTCCGTCCGCGACAACCCGGAGACGGCCGTCAAGAGCTGCCACGGACCGGGGAAGTCCTTCACCGCCGCTCGGGTGGCGCTCTGGTTCCTGATGACGCACCGCCCGTCGATCGTCATCACTACTGCCCCAACAGACCGGCAGGTCCGTGGGATCCTGTGGAAAGAGATCCGGGCAGCCCACGCTCGCTCCCGCTACCCACTCGGGGGCACGCTCCTCTCCCAGGAGCTGAAACTCGACAGCGATTGGTGGGCCTGGGGATTCACCGCTCCTGACTACGACCCGGACCGCTTTCAGGGGTTCCACGAGGTCCACATCCTCATCATCGTCGACGAGGCCGCCGGCGTCAGCGACCAGATCTTC